ATTGATGATGTAACACCTTTCACATATGATAATTCTGTAAGTGAAGGATATGTTGCTGTTGTTAATGAACCAATAGTATCAGAGTCTAGCCAATATGTCAGTTGATTTGCAGTACCAGAACCATCAATGTTTCCGTACACATAGTTAGCCCACGCCCCTGAGTGGTAATATCTATAAATAAGAGTACCAGCTGTTGCGTAAGCAGTTCCTCCTACAGTTGCTGTTCCATTTCGTACAAATACAGTAAATCCTTTACCTGGTGCTGGTGTTGGGTCAGTATAGATTGCTGTTGCAACAGATATATAGAATCGCCCAAGAACGGCAGTTGTATTTGCTGAAACAACAATTCTATTTACTCCTATTACGTTGCCTGTTACGTTACTACCGCTTGCGTCAAATTCTAGCGTGTCTCCGTTTATAAAATCAGGGTCAGTTACTTCTGCTCCATTTACTGATATTGAAGAACCTGCTCCACCCTCAATAGTAACAATAGTCTTGTTTCCGTTGTTCGTTATACTTGATACACCAGAACCTTGGAATTGAATACCTGATCCTGAACCCACCTTGTTACCAGTGCTATTAAATACCTCAATATTTCCACCACCAGAAGCTCTTGCATGTAAGACGCTAATAGCGTCTTTGATTTCTTGTATGTTTGGTACGTCTTTGAGAGCATTGAAAGATAGTTTTTCTTCTTCTTCTAGTTCCTCAAGTCCACGAGCTATTTGTTCGTCTGTTCTTTCAATAGGGATAAGTGATTTGATTTCTTCAATCTTCTCGTTAGAAATAACCTCACGTTCGATAATAGTCTCTTTTACTTCTACGATATTCTTTTGAGCTTCTACGTCTTTAAGTTTATCTTCAATAGAAGTAAACTTTTCTGTATGATTTGGGAAGTCATCAATCTTTTGTACAAGTTCAGCTAGTTTAGTTTTTAGATCTTCGATAGTCTCAGTATTGTCGTTATGTATGTTTACGGTAAAGTTTTCTTCGTCTGGGGTGCGAGACTCCATTTCTTGGATTGCTGTTTGTATCTTTTCTAGATCTGATTTGATTTCTTGTATTTCGTTCAATACAAAAAGGTCAGCGTTGTTTCCACCTTTTAATGCTAGTTCTATTAGTTTTTTTAATTTCTTATCTATCATGAGATAGGTTTTATTAAAGTGCTACCCACGCTCCATTGTATCCGTTAAAAGCTGAAGTTGTTGTGTTATAAATAATCATTCCAGCTACAGGTGTAGCTATTGCATCTCTCTGTGCTGTTGTCATTCTTGGTAGCAAAAGAGCTTGTGTTGTTGAGTTAAACTCTGCAAGAGCTGAGGCGTTTGTAGGTAGTCCTGTACCTCCTACTCGAAGACGTGGGGATGAGGTGTTGTATGCTAAATTTGTACCTGTTGTTTGCAGTGAATAAATAAGTCCGTTTGTGTCAACGTTATTGATACCAATTCTCAATGAAGTTATGTTTCCATCTGTAGAACCACCAAATGAATAACCAACAACAAACTGTCTGTCTGCGTTTGCTCTAGCTGCTTCTCCTAGCAGTATAACTCTGTCAAATGTCTCTCCTTGTCCTGCTGTTACCCCAATAGCAATACTTTGGATTGAGTCAGAACTTTGAAATGTACTTAGTCCAATACCAATACTTGAAGTCGCATCTGACGACAGGAAACTGTTTGATCCTATCGCTATGTTATCTGTTCCTGTAGAAGAATCGCAAGACCCACTTCCTATAGCAATAGTATTTGAGGCATCGACAGACCTACCATGAAATACCCCAAGACCTATTCCAATATTACCAAATCCTGCGACTTCATTTAAAATATTTTTTCCTATAACAATATTCTGGCCGAATGCACCGGCAAAGTTCATAAGGTCAAACCCTATAGCTATATTATCACCCGTATTAAAAGGAGATTCAGCATTTTGAAGTATGTTTATACCCATGACAAAGTCGCCTGGATATCTTGAATTATTTACTGGATCAGCAACTGTGTAAAGTAGGTTTTTACCTATTGCTAAATCATAAGAATCGACAGGTGAACCTCCGGCTGCAAAACTGGGAGTAATATCATTGTTTGTAATAAACAAGTTTACATTAGGAACTAGAGACTCAGAGTTCTGTACATCTTGTCGATATTTAATCGTATCCAATGTCATTATCTTATCAGTATCATCATAGGTAAAATCCGCAGAGCCACCAAATGCTCCTGCGTTATTCCATTGGATTGATGTGTCTGGAGCTGCTGGAGTACCTCCTCCACCACCTGTTACTGTTACGACAGCCCGATTACCATTATGTGTTACTGTTGCTCCTATAAACTGAATACCAGAACCAGAGCCTACTTTTTTACCTGTACTGTCAAATACTTCAATATTACTTCCAGTATATCGAGAGTTCATTACGTTTACGACATCTCGTATTTCTTGAATATTAGGTACGTCTTTGAGAGCGTCAAAAGAAAGACGGTCTTCACCTGTTAGTGATTCAATAGACTTTACTATTTCTTCAGGTGTTTTTTCTGCTGGTATTAGTTTCTTGATTTCTTCTACTTTACTTTCAGGGATGACTTCTCGTTCAACAATCGTTTCTTTTATTCTAGGGTTGTTTTCAATTTCTTGGAATTTCTTTTTGATGATAGAAAACTTATCTTTGAAGTCAGGAATTTTTACAGTACTTTTAATAATGTCTTTTACTTCACGCTTCATTTTTTCTGATAGTTTTGATTCCTCAGAAAGAATATCCTTTATTTCTTCCAGGATAAAAAGGTCGGCTTCATTCTCACCTTTCTTTGCTAGTTCTATTAGATTTTGTAGTTTTTTATCTATCATATTGACTTATTTTTAAGATTTGGTATAAAGAGGGTATGGACGTATTTTGGTTTATATTTTTTTTAATGCTAATTTATATCGGCTCTAGTCGTTAGCGTTTACAATTTTTTCAACATCTTTCGGAACTTTTCCTTCTGTCAGTTGTTTTGCGATTGCTTGTTTTTTTCTATCAGATAGTGAATTAAGCCATTTAGCAAACCTTAGACGTATTGTAGGAGTTTCAATAATCTTTTTAGCAACAACAGCGACTGCGCCCGCTAGGGGTGAACCAATAGCAGAAGCTGCTCCAAATACTCCCAAATCTCCTAGTTTAATGTTTGAACGTGTTAAACCTCTTGTGCTTCGTTCTTCAATAGCTTGCTCTAGCGTACGAGCAGTAGCAACATTATTATTTAGTTTCCGTATGTCTTGACCACTGTTTGTTTGTACTTCTTTTTCAATAAATTCTTTAATTTCTGTTCTGATTTTAGCAAGACCTTCTTTTTGAGTTGATTCTTTTACATCACCAGTTACCTTATAAAGCGAGAACTGTTCATCCATAAGTTCTTTAACTCTTTGAACGTCAGAAAGGTTAACATTTTTCTTTTTTAGTAACGATTTAGCTTCTGAAGAAACGTCTTCTAGTCCAGGAACTGTGTCAGTTTGTTTTATAATTTGCTGAAGAGCTTGTTCGTATCTTGGAACATCTAGTTTAGAGTATTTTAGAGGTACTTTTGCTATTTCTTGTCTTACTTGTTCGTAAGAAGTATCTCCAAGTTCTTTTACCGCACTTCTTGTTTCGTCAACATTATTTCTAATCAAATTATTTTCAGATAACCAATTACCAACTTCATTATTAGTTGAAAGGTTTATATTTTTTACATCTCCTTGCGTCAAGTCTAGTGCACGAGTTACTTGTTGATTTGTAATTCTTGTCCGACTAGGAACTACGTCTCCTGCAACATTAGATATATTTTTTGCGGTTTGTGTGGCAACATCTCCAATGACTTTACCAGTATTTTTTAGTCCTTGTTGTGTTACGTCTACTGCAACATTTGCTCCACGTTTAGCTACACCCGCTCCAACAAATTCACTCGCAAGAGCTACAACACCACCAATGGCGTCAATAGCTTCTTGAGTTTTAGGGTCTGCGTCTGCGTAACGCTGTGCAAGTTTTTGTACTTTAGGATTTTGAGCAACTGCTTCTCCTAGATTATCAGCAATTTCTTTAAGTTTATCTTCAGCAGTTTGAGGCAATAAAAGTTTTAGACCACCCTCAACAACTGCTCCTATTGCGTCTGCTCCTGCCCCAAGTGCTTGCCCTGTTTGTTTTAGTGTTGTTCCAATAGCGCTTCTTTCATCTTCTTGCTTTTTTGCTTCAAGTTCGCTGATATTTTCTGCTCTTTTCGTTGCTGATTGTAGAATATCTTGACCAACATTTAGGAAATCTTGTGCTGTTTCTGAACCTACTGGCTCTTTTATTTTAGATTGATATTGTGGATATTTTTTTAGGATGCTATCAACAAGCACATCGTCATTAATAGATGCGTATTGTGGATATTTTTGTTTTATTTGTTGTGCGAATTGTTGTTTGTCCATATTATATTCCAAGCCCTAGTGGGTCTGTTTCAGTTATTTGTAATTCTAGACCAAGAGGGTCTTGATTAAAGAAGTCAACTGTTGGTGGAACATAGTTAATACCTTGGGTTGCTAAATCTGAACGTATTTCACCAATCATGTAATTTGCAAGCTGGTTGATTTTTCTTTGAATCTGCTTGTCTGTATCACCTTTGTCTGGTGTCATTTTTTTAACTTTTCTCTCTTGCTCTTTTGTAAGACTTGCCCCAGAAGCCCACTGTTCAACTTTAAGATTTATCGCACTTATATCTCCTGTGTTGTATTGTCTTTCTGTTCGTGCCTCTTCACCCCTTAGAAAAGGAAATCGTACACCTGGTGCAGTTCCAATAAATCTTCCTTCAAGATTTCTGCTTGCTAGACCTTGTAAACCAGTAATCACACCAAGAGCCGTTGTGGACTTTTCACTTTTTTTAGCCCCCGTAGTGTCAAATACCTGTGAAATATCACTTACAACATCACCCGTTGGTTTTGGAAGTTCAAGGTTTTCTCCGTCGATATTTACACTTCGAGAACCTATTTGACTATAAATGTTTGCTAGTTGTGCTTTAAGCATTGGGTCGCTTCCATAACTTCCTGCATTCTTGTAAGCGTCTTCAAGTGATTCAGACTTTAGAATTGAACTCATAACACTGTTGTTTGCTCCATTGGCTTGTGCATTTCGTACAAGTTGAAGTTTCTCTTGCTCAAGTGATTGATACTTTGTTTTTGCAATGTCAAAAGAACGCTCATCACGTTTAATTCTTTGTTGAAATAGTTTGTCTTGTGCGTCTGTTAGGATACCTTTGTTCTCGTTGTAGATGAATTTTAGCCCATCTAAGCGTCGTTGTTCGTCTCCGAACTTCAATTCTACTTTTCGGTCAATGATAGATTGTGCGTTAGTTAGAGAGTTAGAACGAGCCATCTTAATAACTTCAAGGTCAGCTAGTTCCATATTGTTACGTCGTGATACATCTGCGAGTCTTGCACTTCTTTGAGCGGCGGTTAGTCCTGGCTCTGTTTGAATAGCTTCTTGTTCTCGTCTGAACGCTAGACTCTTTTGGTTGAGTTCATTTGTAACATCAGTAAGTTGTGTTTGTAAGTCAGAAATACCAAATTGGTTTTCCATTTGTTGTGTAAACTGTCCTTGCGTTGCTAGATTATTAAAAGAGCTTTCTATTTGTGAAAGAATTTCATTTACTTGCGGTTGAGCCTGGTTTACTTGTTGTTGTGTTTGCTGTTCTAGTTCTGAGGGTTGAAAAAAATTCTGAATATTAGGAGTATTTTCAGGTAGGTTTATTTGAGGTTGCGGATTTTCAATGTCGCTCGCATTTACTGCGTTCTCAAAATCAGATATTGGGCTGTTAGTTGTTAATTGTTCGTCCATATTATTTAATGTTATCTGTGTTTATAATTGTCATTCCGTCAAGTTCATTCTCTCCTGTCCATTCCATGTATACCTTGATATCTATCCAGTGATTGTTTCCTCCTTTAGATATTGTCAGCTTTTTGATTTGTTCTGTGTCATTTACGTCTATGTTTCCTGCGCTTTGGAATTTAGAGAAGTTTGCTATTCCTGTGCTTGTTGCTCCTGTAATTACGTCTGTTACTGTTACTGTGTATGTTCCACTTGATTCAGTGATTGATTGTATGTGAGTACATTTTCCGCTACCTGTTCCTTGTGTAATCATTACCTCGTCATCTGCAACAAAGTCTGAGATGTTCGTTGTTGTCGTGAAAGTTGTTGTTGAAGTGAAAGTAATCGGTACGTCGTTTAATTCTTTCTTATTTACTCTATATTTTACCACGATTTTGTCTGCACTATTTAAAAGTTTTTTATACTTTGTATATATTCCATTCCAAGTGTCTTGGATTCGTGATGAGTGTAGCTCTCTTGTGATAAAGTAGCCTGCTTTTTTAGTTGTGTGTAATGTATCGTCTACAAGTAATGCCCAAATTCCAGCATCATTTGTAGATGTTCCATTCTCAAAGAATTTACAAGTCCATAGTAAAGTACCGCCTTCTGAAGTTGAGGCGTTGTTTGCAGTGTAAGGGTAAACTACCCCCGCACGTTCTATTCTATATTGCCCATAATCAGTCTCACTTGTTGAACTTGTGAGGATATATGATGAAGAAAACTTGTGGTATAGACCGTTCTCGTTGTTGTAAGCCCAAATTCCACCTGGGAAGTCTGCGTACCGTGGAGTTGTTGAGTTGTTTTCAAGTCTATTAGCAAGATTGATAACTATTTCGTCATTGTATACTGCCATTCCTCTTGGGTGAACTGCTCGTGTGTTGTTAAGCCCTGAACCCATACCCCAAAGAGAGTTTCCTTGCTTTACCGGAAGTCTTGCTACCTCTTGAAATGCACTTCCATTAAATACCATAAGCCGTCCGTAAATGTCAAAGATATGAGGCACGTCATCTTTAATACAACCAGCTAGAATAAAAGGTGTGTCTACCTTATACTTTCGTATTGGTTGATTTTCACTTTCTCCATCCCATTCGTAAATCCAAGATACTTGTGCCGAAGCGTTATTTCCACTTGGAGAAGCTCCTACCCATACTCGGTCATTTCCAGTCATCAAAACTGTAATGATGTATCCATCAATTCCCAAGTCAAGAGTACCTGTTCCTGTCGCTGAGTAAGTGTTTGAACTGTTTACTGTATCTACTTGGTCAAGGTTGTTTGTTACATACATTCTATTTCCAAGAACAGCTAAAAGGTGAGGTGATGTAGACGAAAGAGACGCTGAAAGGTTTGCCCATGTATCGTTATCTGATGTGTAATGTAGGTCATCACTAGATGTTCCCCAAAGACGGTTATTGAATTGGATTATATCACCATAGTTTCCGTTTGGTGCGTTAAAGCCTGTTGTAACCTCTGTAAATGCGTCATACGCTGAGTTTCCTCCTCGATATACATATTTACTAGCTTTTCCAGTAAAGAGAACTATAGCGTTATTAAATGAAGATAATCCGTAAAGTCCTGAAGAGTTATTGTCTAATCCAATGATAGTATTTTCTGATACTGAAACTTTACTTCGTGTGAGTCTTACGCCTGTTATGTTAGAACGTAGGTCAAGATTAAAAGATTCGACAATATCACCGAGCCTTGAAGCTTGGTTTGATTGTGTTAAATATGGTTTCTCATTTGAAGGTATATTTATCATCTTTTTTCGTACGCTAATAGTAGATATGTTTTTCCTTTATAACGAAATTCAAGTGTGTATTCTGGTGGGGCAAGTGTTGTTACGTCTGCTGCCGATAATGCGGGGATAGAGGTTGTTATATAGAAAGTATTTGATTCAAGTGTTCCTGTTGCAAGGCTTTGGTCAAAACCTGCTTTGTTAAGAATCATTCTGTCCTCTAGGTTTGCGAAGAACTTAAAACCGAGTCCATTTTCAATGTCCTCTACTTTCCTCTTAAGGTCATTAAATTGTTTTCGTTCTTCTGGTGTCATTATCCTACTTTATCTACTATCCAAAACTCTGCTGTTAATGATGAACCACTGTCTGCAACCCCCCATTCTGCAGTTATGGCAAGTGTTTTACTGGTTGTTGAATCTTCTGCTGCTGTACCATTTCCTATTGCAAAACCTTTACTGATTCCTACTGTTTGGTCTCCTCCCGAAGAAAGTTCCGTACCTTGAGAGAATACTTGTAACCACATAGCACCTTTTTGTGCTGATGTACTACCGTCGGCTACTAAAAATCCTTCAATGAACCCTTTAAGTCCTGAGAAATCAAGGTCTGAACCCATGTCGATACTTGCAATGGTTGTTGAACCATATTTGAGTCGTATAGCACAAATAGTATTTTGTGAGTAGTTACTTAGATATATTTTAAAACGTATCCCGTTGTTAGTCGAAAGAACTCCACCTGCTATTGAGTAATCAAATAGTGTTGTTTCAGTTACAGTGTTTGTTACTGTTACTTCCGTTGTATCAATTTCTAGTTTAGAACCTGAAATACCAGTCCATGAGAGAGTTCCTGCCCCATCAGTTATAAGTGCTTGTCCATTTCCTCCATCTACATCAGGGAATTGTAGTTCAGCGTCTCCTAGTTTTACTTTTCCTGTTCCTTTTCCTTTAATTTTAAGTCCTACGTTTGTATTGTCTCCTGCCGCCTCAATAGAAGCGTCATTTCCTGTTGCTGCGTTTGTTACTTTGATATGGTTGACCGCAGAACCTGTTGCTGGAGTTTCAATTACTTCATTTCCGTTAGCGTCGTTTATAGAAGTGGTGATTCTAGGAGTAGTTAGCAGTGCTGACGTTGCTGAAATAACACCTGTAAAAGTTTTATCTCCTCCAACTGTTTGGTTTCCTCCTGTTGAAACTGCTTTGTCTGTTGAAGTTACAGAAGATAATTTGTAATCATGTGAAGTTGTTACCGCAGAAGAATTAGCTCCAACCTTTGCTTGGAGTGTTTCTACCGCATCGTTGATATCTGCGTGAAATTCGCTATGTGTTCGTCCACCTACCTCTTCACCTTGTTTAGAAGATGGGGAAGGGTTTGTGAATGAATCTAATGATGTAGGAAAGTTTGTTGCCATGTTATGATTTTGGTTCGTTTACCCAAGTCTGTGATAATCCTATTCCGTCATAAAAGACGAAGTTGCCAGAATCGGGGTCTAATAATGCATCGTACTCAAGATTTAAGTCATCGTATAGTTGTCCTGAACCTTGATTACCTGGTTTGTCTATGTTTGCCCAAGTTGCCATATTATTTAGGATTTCTATGCTTGTAAGTTATCTTTTTTGGTGTGTCTTTTGTTCGAGAGTAGTAGTGCTTTCGTATCTTTGCTTTTCGTTTAGTTATTTCTGCGTCTATTTCTCGTGCCTTATCTGCCATGCTGTTTTGCTTTGCGTATTTTGCACAAGCATAGAGTGTAATGAGGTCTTGAAAGATAGGTGATATACCGGCTGCTTTAGTTGTGTCTGCTGAGGTAAAGTAGCTAGCTGGTCGTTGGAAGAATATTTTGAGTCCTGATGCTGTTGTTACACTACCTGTGTCTGGTGCTGGATAGAGGAATAGTGATTCACCTTGCACATCGTAAAACATTGGTCGTCCATCTTGTTCAAAAAATTCTGTTTCTGATTGACCACTGTTTCTTATGTTTCTATAATCAATAGGTGATAGAGGGTAGTAATCCCCGTTAGCATCCTTTACCTCTACTCCTTGTAAGTTTAAGTGTGTTGTCTCAAGTACATAATCCTTTTGTCCCACGACAAGTGTTGTCGTAGCGATAGGATAGTCAGTATGGTTTGAGTCATCCCATTGCCAAGTATTATCAACCTCTATAATGTCGTTTGTAACTTCATCTAATCCATAGTTAAGAAGTGCTGCAAATTGTTTAATCTTGTTTGTGTTTCCTGAAATAGAACCGAAGTCGCTACCAAAAAGCCATGCTTCGCAATCTTGAATATGTCCTGAGTAATTTGTTGTGTCGTTAAATGCTGTTGCCATAGAAATAAAAAAAAAACGGAGTTGTAAGCTCCGTTCTTCGGTAGTACCTATATTATACCATACTTTTCTTTGAATTTCTCAAAGCTTTCACAGTATCTTCTAGTTTATCGTGGATTTTGTATGATATTACATCATCATGTCGGTCTACGCCCACAATGTCATCAAATTCATTAAGTTTTCCTGCAATGTCTTCGAGTACAAGCGGTAGCATTTTCTCTTGTAGAGCAGAACTCTTTTGATTAAGAGCTTCTAGTTCGTCTTTAAGTTGTTTTGTTTCAGCTTCAACCTCGTTCTTGTAGTCGTCAAAAGGCTTTCGTAGCTCAATCATCTTTGTTTCGATTTCATTAAATCGAGCAATCTTTGGGTTAGCTTCTTTTTGAAGGTTTTGGATTTCTTCATAAAAGTATTTTACCTTTTCATCTGTTACTGGAACAAATCGTGGGTTTGAGTAATTTTCTTCTGTTAGAAATTTTGAATCAATTTGCATATAGTGTTTTAAAAGCGTCTTTCCATCTTTGGACATTATCTTTTATATTATAGTTTTTAATAACATAATCATAGGCTTTTTGTGCCATATCTTCTCTTAAATCTTTATCATTAAGAAGTCTTTGTACTTCTTCGTTCCATTTAGTGTTATCTGTGATAACTACCATGTACTTACTATCTTCTGGGTTTTGTTGGTATGGTGAATCGTTTGTATCAAATCCTTGTGCAATCACTGGTATTTTAAGCAGTGAGGCTTCTAGGAATTTAAGGTTTGATTTACAACGATTAAAGTATGAATCATTGCGAGGGATTATCACTAAATCAAGTTTGAGCTTTGATAGCGTGTGATAATAACTGTTCATGTTTACAAATGGTTGCCATTCTACGTTAGGTAGACTGTTCCAAAAGTCGTAATCTTCTTTGTAAGCTCCATTAATACTTCCTGATTGATGTTTGATACCGAATACAACTATTGTTGCGTACTCTGCTATCTTTCGTATCTCGTCTTTAATGTGGTTGTAGTCATTGTTTGATGTTACAGAACCAATGAATCCTACTCGTGGTCTTCCTGTGTCGTTGACACGTTTAGTTTGTTCGTCAAGAGGGTCAATAAAGTTTGGAATCATCACCACATTTTTATTGATAGCACTAAATTCTTCAGCTAGTAAAGGTGTCGAGGCGATAGCCATGTCTGCTATCTTTAATGTTTCATAAAGATAGTAGTTCATCTTCTTTGCTATTTCTCGTTGTTTGTCTGTCGGTAGCATTGAGAGTGGGACACCTTTGTCTGGTAAATAAGTGTCATCATTTTCAAACACAATCTTCTTCCCTTTTAGTTTGAGTGCCTTTGCTATTTCATAGCGTACAGGCTCATTAGGACGCTGTATAACGATTATATCTGCTTCCATAGCCTGTTGTATCAGTTGCTCTGGTTTATAGTCTTTACGGGCAAAATCAAGCACCACAGACATATCTCCATAAATACCTGGAAGATAACACCTGTAATAATAGCAACCGTCATATGCACCTGGTAGAAAAAATACTTTCATTTTCGTAGTAGCTCTATTATAGCATCTAATTTAGTATTTGTTTCTTTTATTTCGTTTGCCATTTCCTCTTGTTTCTTTTCAAGTTCTTGTACTTTACTAGGTACGACTGTTCGGTCTGGTGCATTATCATCTACTTTTTGCTTACCAATAGCCGTCATTGCTTCTTGTTTATCTTTGAGAATTTGAATATATCTATTCCACGCTTCTTGATTTACTATTTGTCGTTTTTGAACAATCCATCCCCCTTGTTTGTCATCATACCAATCAATTATATTTCCTTGTGTGTCTTTTACTAATTTATTCCTCGACATTTTTGAGGCTACGTTTAATGTCATATATATTTTGGGCTTTAGGGTTTGTACTCTTTACATCTTGCCCCCATCGTAAAGAGGTGAGGGGGCAAGAGCTACAAACTGCGTTATTACGCTACTGTAAGGTGAGATTTGAGCAATACTGCTGCACTATCTCGATTTTCTACTACACCGTAGCAAATATCCATAGTAACGAGTTCACCAAGATACTCATGTACATATGATTGCTGAACACGAACTCCTTCTGTACCTACGAATCCTGAAGCTGCTCGAACTGGCATTGAAAGTTTTGCCCAGTGTAGAGCGTCTTTGTGTGCAAGTACGTTCAATCGTGAACCAAGGTCAGAACCAACTGCTGGTGTAACAATTACTGGAATACCGTAAAGCATTCGAGTTGGTTGTTTAGCTCGTGGCATTTCACTGTTAGTGTTTTGCCATAGAGTCATCTTGTCAATGTTTCCGATTTGTCGGTAGAAAGTGTTAGGGTGGAAAATGAATGCCACATCTCCTGAGTAAATTCCTGGTACTCCTGCGTTCTCAAGTGTTGCAATAGCAGCCAAGAGGTCAGAATCAGCAATGTTAGTTGATGAAGCACCAAATGAAGTTGAGAATCCTGAGAATAGTGCTGCGATAGCATCATCAAGGTCTTGTGCAACTTCATAAGCTCCTCCCATAGCAATTTTTTCTTGCAAGTAGTAAGACTTTTTAAGCTGTGCTGCTTCTCGGTCTTCAATTACGAAAGACACTTCTTTCCAAGTTGATACAGTCAATGTTTGTTCTGTATAAGTTGGTGAAGAGAGAGTAACTTCAGCGTTGTTAGTCTTTGTGTTTACTGAAAGTGCAGAAAGGTTTGGTGTGTGAATAAGGTATCCGCCATCTGACAATTCTTCACTTCGGTCAACGAAGAATGAAGCGAGGTCAAGATTGTATCGGAAGTAATCATTTACTTGCTGTCCCCAAACTTGTGGAATATCCACTGAGAGGTCTGCATAAGTAAATCCGTTTGTTCCTAAAGCCATATTTAATTTTTAAGATTAAGGTTTATAACTTATAAACCATTTTTTGATTTCCACAGTTCCTTATGTTGTACTGGTGTAATCCCAGGAGTATTGAGAGTTATATCCTTTTTAGCTTTTCCTGAACCACTTGTCGCATTAAGTTGTGCCTTTTCGGCTTTCCTTTGTGCGTCAATAGTTTGTTCAAAAAGTTTATAAAGGGGTGTATTCAATGCTTCTGATAGAGAGACTCCTTCGAGTTGAGCAATTTTTCGTGCCTTATCTAGTTTCTCTTTATCTTGTACGCTTGAAATAACCAAAATCTCATCTTCTGTAAGACCTGAGGTCGGTTTATCCTCTGTCTTAGGTTGAACAGTTGCTTTAGCTTCTCTCAATGTTTTGAGTTCTGCTTCTGCTTTCTCTGCTCTACGCTTTTGTGAAAGATAGCGTTCATCTTGTGTTGAGGAGTCGTTTGATTCGTTGTCTACACCTGTATCAACGTCTTGCTCTAAAGCGTCAAGATTTACTTGGTTTTCTTCTACCATAATATCAAGGCGTTTTTTTCGGACGTTAGCCTGTCGTCCCTTATGGTAATAATGTGTTTATTCGTCCGAACAACACTAAACGGATTATACTGCTCTATTCTTTTGTGTTTTTGTCTCTTTCTTTGGTTCGTACTCTTGTTTAAGAGTTTCAAAAGATTGAATCAACATTTCTTTTGCGTTCTTAATACCTGTTACATCAGCTCCTTTATACATTTGTTTAAGGGCGTATGAGTCAAGTTCGGCTAAAAGAAAGTTGTAGACTGCGTTACGTGTATTTACGTCGTTATAAAACTGGTTGAGTTCCTTCATTTGTTTCAGTTGGTACTTGCTGTACCTCTGTTAGTTCTTGTAAGGTCTTCTCTGGTTTAGCTAGGAATACATCTGGTGAGATTCCTATCCCTGAAAGTTCTACTACCTTTGCAAATAGTTGGGATAGTCTAGGGTCATCTAGTACTGCTGGGTTTGTTGCAACTGTGTTGATTATGTTTGTTATTGTTTCAAACATTACACCTTTGTTTATTTGTTCACCTGTTGTGATTACGTCTATTTGGAACTCTGCGTCTTTAAAGTATCCTTCTGGGATAGTAACAAATCGTTCGTTTCTTATTCCTTGATTAAGTAATTCTTTCTGACCATCAATTAGTTTTTGATAGTCTTCTGGTGTTGTTACTTTTCCATTGATTGCTTGTTCAATAACGTATTGGTTTGCTTTCTTTACAGTAAATGCTTTATCAATCATTTTAAGTTCTTCATCTGAGAAGTCTGAGCGTAGAATATGTTCTCGTGTAAGTCCTTTCTTGATATGTGGGATAACCCATTTTACAAATAGCTCTCGCCAGAATATACCCGCTTCCTCTTTTCGATAGTTAAAGATTGATTGTGCTTCTTGATTCTGTACTGCCAATGCTCTAAATGGTGTTCCTGAAGGCATTGTTTCTCCTGTGATAGCTTCAAATGTTGAAGTTGTCTTTGAGAGTTGGTCATCCCATTGCTGGATAATGTTATCAAGTGCTGGGAGTGAGCTTGGTGTTTGATTAAGAAGTCTGAAATCATCTTCACGTCCAATCTTAAACATATGACCAAAGTCTACTTCTGAAATGTTCTCTATTTGGGACACCTCGTCTGAGTTATGTACAAACATTATTTTCGCTGCTGCTTCCATAATGTCTTGTTGTTTGAGGATTGTGTCGTTTGTAGCAAACTGTGCTTCAAATCCATCTTCTACTACTCCAATACCTAGTCCACGTCCTGAAGCTTTAAGCCAATCAAGATACATGTAGTCTGATTCCTTTCGTTTTTCACTGTGGAGACAAACAACAGGTTCATCTGATTGCATAAGAACAAAGTGTTTTTGTAGTGAGTATCCTTCTTCGTCCTCATCAATATATTCGTTAGGGTATATTCCTTCTATTTCAAGGACACATACTCGTGCAGACGTACCGTAATCTTTTCCGTTGTCTGTTGCAAATGCTTTATCGATAACGTCTTCGTTTTCTTCTACAAAGTCCCAAACATCTTTCTTGTTGTAGATGTCTATTGGGGTGAGGAAATGCTTTTCTGCTTTTGTTCCATTCATATCAGCTTGGTCAAACACTACGTTTTTCCATTCTGGTATTTGGAGTGTAAGTTCTCCATCTTTCATTACTCGTTTTACAAGTACACCACCATACTTTGCTCGTGTGTATCCAAACTCGTTAAGAGTTTTAGCAAAGTTAGTCTTCTTCATCCAGTTTCTAATTTCTTTTGAAAAGAGCATTGACTTTACATAATGCTTTGGATTTTCTGAATATACTTGAAAATCTTTTGTATCGAAGTCAGTTGCTCGTGTTGCTACGTTTACTCTGAAATTGACTACGTTATAGAAAGGTTTGTATCGTCCTTGATTGTCTTCTTGACCGTTAATGTATCGAGAGTTTGTATAGTATTCAATCTTTTTGATTACGTCTCGTGCATTAAAAATAAGTCCATCTATGATTTCGATAGACTCGTCTGAATAATTGTTGATGAGTTGTTGTGCTTCTGTGATAATTGACATAAAAAATACGAGGGTGCTGTTAAGCCTTCCCCCGTTCTTCGGTGAGTTACTATTATTATACCATACTTTTACTCTAATATCTCTTTATAACTTCTGTGTACGATAAAAGAATCTGCCTTTCCTAACTTATCCGCAGTTATTTCTATCCGTTCAAATGGTTTGAGAGAACGAACAACAAGTATTATTTTTTGCTCATTGTCAGTAAGTGTCATAATGCTTGATTGATTATCCTGTTTTTCTTTCTATCACGCTTTTTATAGATATGCTGTCCGTACGCTACTTCGATATGTTTTTGTTCTGTATCTAAAATCATATGGCAGAGTTTTTATGGCGATTTCTAATAAAGTTTTGACGTTTTGCAAATTGTTCTAGTCGTTCTTCATAGTTTACAGGTTTGAGAGAGTTGATAGCATATCGTATAGCGTCCATTGAGTGGTCATATCCTGATTCTGGTTCGTTTATTATTTTACCTGTCTTATCTTCTACCCATAGATACTTGAGATACTCTTTGTAAATATTAAGTGAACGCTTGGTAACTGAGATTGACTTTGTTTGAACAAACTGAATACCTTGAGTAATACTATCTCGTCCTTTCTTTGCTCCGATAATGTTTACTCCATAGCTGTATATTTCGTCTATACTCTTTGGTTCAGCACTATCAGCTACTACTAGAGCTTTCTCTTGGTTAGTAAGTATATCAGCTATCTGCTTATTGCTTAGTCCTTTACTGAAAGTTATTTCATCTAGGATATATCCGTTGTTATATTCGTAGATTGCAACAATAGCTGTTGGGTCATTGGTATATCCAAAGTCTAATCCATATCTTACTAATCGTGCTTGGTGAGGTATTTCTTCTATGAAATCCCAGTTAGTATATATCTTACGTTCAAGAGATGAAGGCTCTCCTAGCCATTTATGCTTATACAGTGATGGTCGCTTCTCTTTGTCATCATTCATTTCATTGAAGATAACATCTGGCATCCATCCGTATTTCATTGCTACGTCATAATTGACGTTTATCTTGAGTGTATTAGGTCTTCCCTCTACTACAAGTCTTTGGTGTACAGGGTCATCTTCATTTAATCGGTTGTATGTATAGATAATCTGTGAGCCATCCTTTCGGACTGTTGGTGTGAGAATATCAATACTTTCCTTTGAGATTGTTTGAGCTTCTTCTATCCACGCAATGTCTATACCTTCGATAGATTTAATTGATTGAGAGTTATTACGAAGTCCTTTGAATATAAAGTCTGAGCCAGTAATTGTATTTATGATTGAGTTCTCTGTTACTTTGAAATCTCTGAGGTTATATTCTTCAATTAAGTCTTTAAGTAGCTGGTGAGATGAATCTGCTATCGAGCTTTGAAATTCTCGTCCACATAATACTCTTATCTTTTCTTCTCTTGCTCGAATAAGTAGAACTCTTGCTACTGTGTGAGACTTTAATGAGTATCTTCCTCCCCATACTGCTGCTTCTCGCCAATCCCTATCAAGTAGTCTTACAAACTCAACAGGTATATTCATTTCTTTATTTGCCATAAGAGTTATTGTTTATCAATAATTCTAACAACGAGTGGTTCAATCTTATCACCTTTTGATGTCAAATCAGTTTCAGTTGATTCTTTATATCCATGTTTAGCAAGTAGTAGTTTAGCAATAGTTGGATTATAATCTCCCGACAGACCGTTGTTTATAAGTCTATCTTCTTGCTCTTGACTAACCTCTTCCATAATGTCGGAAAACTCAGGATATTTTTGACTCCAGTCATATAGTGTGTCCCTATGTACCCCTAAATAATTTGCAAGTCCACCTTTTGTTGGTAACTTTGTTTTTAACTTATACACAGTTCCTCCAGTCCTACCTTCTCTTTCTATTTCTTCGTCGTTACACAAGTCTAAATACTCCCTAGCTTTAGAGAGTACTTCTTCGTTATATTCTTGTGGTCTACCCGCTGGCATTTTATTTCTTTACTACCTCTCCTCCCATTACTTCTGCATATCTATTAGCAGTATCTGGGTCTTGGAATATCTTTTCTCTTGACTGGTTGATACCAAACTTTACGATGTATTCTTTTGGTTTTTTCTTTAACATATACCTGTATTATACCATAGATTCTAAGTCTTTGTCTTTGTAGTTCTTGGTAGATAGTATTGATTGGTAAAATCCAGTAAGTCCTCTTGATTGTAAGATATCGTATATTTCATACTCTCCTAGTAGTTTAGTATCTTCTTTAGGTTTTTTAAACATACAGTTAAAAGCAACGTGTATCTTATCAAACCAGTCTGAGTATCTACGAAATTCTTCTCCCCAGTATTCTGCCACTGCGTATTGGTTATCTTTTTTAAATATATAATACCATTTTTTAATATTGTTCATCTTGTTTTCTTTTTGAATAACACTTATTACAAATATCATCAGTTGCTCCTTCAATTATAGTACTTGGGACATAGTGTATTTTTTGGTTTTCTTTCCATTCTTTCTCACAGTCCCAACAAACAAATTTATTCATATTAGCAAGGGTTAAAGTTTTCTTTATGTCGCCTATAATAAAGTAATGCTTCGGGGACGTGAGTTCTGTTTCCAACTGTTAGTAGTCTTCCGTACAGTGATAAGTCTTCTAGGGTTCTTGTTCCATGTCCATCGTTATACCCTCCTACTTGTTTAGCTTTTGCTACGTTGTAGAGCATTGAGCCGTGATGACCGCTTGACCTATCCCAGTACCAATCCCCTTGATACTTTGAGACTTCACCTGGGTGTCTTCTTAGTATCTCGTTTTTGAGTTCTCCTGTAACCACTATATCATACGTTACAATATCATTTATATTCTTTTCTAGGATTTCAAGTGTGTCTGGTCGTAGCCAATTATCAGCTCCTAAGAACAGAACGTAGTCAGTATCTACTCGGTTGAGCATGTCTTGGAAGTTATCTACTGTGCCTTTGTTTGTTTCACGTGCTACAAAGTTTACCTGTGGATAAAGTTGTGGAATATGTGAACAATCGCCTACACCGTCATCAACAAACCATATTTTGTCTGCTTTGCGTGTTTGAGCTAAAACTGATTCAACCGAATGACTTGCGAGGTGTCCATATTTATAGCTACAAATTACGATTCCTATTGTTGCCATAAAGTTCTACTAAGATTATCTGAATACTTGTGAACAGAATATACAAAATTACTTTCCATATCTTGTTGTTCAGTAAATATAAGAATATCTTGTGTGTCTCCCTTTTTTGCAATATATGTCCCGAATTGTGATTCTATCTTAGTGTCTTTATCATGAATAACATGGTTAAGAGTTGCGGTATGTTGTCCGTTTACATAAATGTCTACAATATTATTTTTTTGTTTATGCGTTATGTTCATTGAGCAAAAACCTAAACTTTTTAATATTCTTTTTTTTCTTAAAAGTTATCTCTCTCCATTCTGGTTGTTTACCATACTTCGTCGGTACGTATTCAACAATATCAATTGTAACAATTCCATCTTCTATTTGGATTCGTGCATTATATCCTATGTTATGTATGGTCTTGGTATTGTCCATTGTGTTCCGTCTGTTGCTATTACTGAATAAGCTTTCTCGTATCCACATGCTTTTACGCATTCAATCACAAGGTCGTTATATCTTCCGTACGGATACGCAAATGTTTTCATAGGAAATGGAGGCATAACTTCTTTCATAATTTCCTCTCGTGATAGTTTTGTAAGGTCAGGGTGTGTCTTTGTGTGGTAGCCTAGTTCAAAGTCATACTTTTCACATAGTTCTTTGATTTGTTCTAATGTACAGTATTTTTCTAGCTTTGGGACGTGTGCCAGGTCAAAGGTGTTGTCTTTTCCTAGCGTGTCGTAGACAAAGAACATTATTCCTTTCTTTCCTACTAGTACGTCTTGGTTTTCGTATACGTTTAAATATATTCCGTCCCAACCTATCTCATCTTGGCAATCTAGTATTTGTTGGCGTGTGTTGTAGTTAGGGTGTTTTATATCTCCGATATTGTGAGCTAATTTCATTTTCTTTTAAATACTCGTAGTACATGAGTATATTCTCTATATGGATAAGATTCTATGTGTATTTGTTCTAGTTCATGGCTATGGATTGGTATTTCCCATGATTCTATGTGCACAGTTAGTAGGATTCCTCCTTTTTTAAGTGTTCTGAGTGCAAACTCTTGCATTTCTTCATAGTCGTATTGTTGGTAAAATACACCTGTGGCTACAACTAAGTCAAATGTAAGTGTTGTTTGAAACGATACTCTTTCAAATTCTTCTGGTTGTCGGCTTGAAGCTAAATCTGAAATTTCTTGAAAGAAAATCTTTTCTGCTGGTAAAACACGGGTTATAAATCCTTCTCCCGCCCCAATGTCTAGTGCTGTTTTAAATTGTCCATATGGTTTAAGAACATTAAGTATCTTTTGTCTGCGTTTCTTGTCTTCTGGGTTATTAAAGTATCCCCACTGGTCGGGAGTTTGATACCAAATCTCTAGTTCAGATTTAGTTTGCATAGGTGTATTATATCATAGAAGAAAAAATACCACTACTTGTATTCGTGGTATTTATTAGAGTTTTGTTGGCATTGACAGCAACGATAGGTGTGGGCAGTTTCTTTCTGTTCGTAGTTAGTAGTGGTCATTACGAGAAAACCCTTACTTTCTTTTAAACAGTTGTCACAGAAAAAATAAAAGTTTACCATTTGTAATTATTTTACTTATTATAACATACTTTTAATCTTAAGTTGTTAATTTCTTTTTTCTATTATCGTTAAATCCTCTATAAATTCTTTCAATATGCTCTATGCTTTTACTTAATGTAATCTTTCCCCCAGGGTGAAGAACTAAATAATGTGATGTTGCATAAGTACATAATCCAGGACAGCTATTATGATACTGTACAAGGTTTTCTTGTTTACCACATATGGGACATTTCATATACTATTTCAATTTAGCTTTTAAATGTAAGTGTTTTCACTAATAAAAATGAAAACAGTATTAACCACCATTTATCAAAGTGAATTGCTAATACTGTAAAACAAGCAAGTGTACCAATATTTTCAAATGCAACTGTCCAATAATTTTTCATAGTGTTTATGTTAGGTTAGTAGAATCTGTTATAACAATTTTGTGTTGTGCTTGAAAACATGAACATGAGTGCTCGTGTGGCGGTAAGTTAGTTCCATGCCAAACTGTTGGTGTATAAATTGGACTTCCACATCTATTACATTCTCCTACTTTTGTTTTCATATTCTTTATTAGTTACTTAGTAATTAGCCCCATTGGTCAGCCATTGCTTCTGCAATACCTTCCCAAAACTTACTTCTATTTTTTTGTCTTTCTTTTCCTCCTTTATTAAACCAGTTTCCTGCTACTTTTGTTGATTGGTATTCTTTTAAAATCTTTGTCGGTTGTAATGGCGGTAGTCCTTTCAGCCACAGACAAGTCTTCTTTGAGTATGGGTGTCCGAACTGGTAGGGTTGTATTATTTGGTCATAAGGTGGTAATTCAAAAATCTTTGACGGTACTGGATTTTCTACACAAACTTTGTCGCAGTTAGATTCTAAGAACTGCATAAAAAACTGTTTTGATATTTGTCCGAGAATAAGTCTGTCCATATTGAGTTTTCCTTTTGGGTATAGGTGTACCGCCCCAGCGTTTGTTAAATATGTACAAGGAGGGTGAGCTATGATTAAGTCCCATTTATTTTTTAATAGTTTAGTAACATCTCCTTGAATATGCCATTCAGGGTATCCGCCACTACAAGGAAGAATATCGCAAGAATATGCCTCGTGTCCTTTTTTACGAAACGCTTTACATACTGTTTGACTTTCCTCGCATGCAATCAATACCTTCATATATATATTTATTACTCAGTAATCAAAGTCAGCTTACAGTTTAAATAAGGATAGCCTGTCGTTTTATATTTTTTTTCACACCAACGACATTTTATCTCATCACCACTTGTTTGCAGTTTATGTATATCAAATGGGTGGAATCTACATTCAAACCAACCATACTTTTTGTGTAATTTTTCTTGCATTTTTATTTTACTTATTAGTAATGTATAGAAAGCCTAGTTCTAGGTACTTAGATTTTACGGACTTGCTCCCGTCATTTCTTGTTTCCAATAATGGTGGTGAAACACCAGCTTCATCATATACCCAGAATTAGACCTTCTATTTAGTTTTTATATCAGCTACAGGGTCAGGGGGACTTTGTTGGTCTATATTGTAGCAACCATTCCGCAGTTCTTTTCTCATAAAATATCGCCCTAGCTAGTTATTGATACTTTATGTTTCCCTGGTTATTTCCCCCTGTTCCTATAGCCGAGATTGTTAAATCTCTTGTATTAGTTTGATAAATAATCTTTTAATGCTTCCATACAAGTACAGTGTACTTCGTCAGGATAACATCTATACTCGTCTATCTTTCTCACTATCTCCTCTCTTTGTTCCTTGAGGGCTTGGGAGATGAATGATTTTAGCTTTGCTCTTGTTTCCATCTCGTCAAATGTTTTTTCAGTTTCATAGTCGTGCATACCATCAAGCCAAAGTCCATCAAATTGGTCATCAAACTCTTCTAGCTTCTTTTCTTCAAATGTCATATAAATTGAATAAACATTATTCGTAATCTTGTTATTTTTTTGTTTGACCTCAATATTTTTCCATAACCGTTTATGAGAAATGCAGAAGACCATTGGATATAGAGTAGTGAGCGTGTTTTCCATTTACCTCCAAAGCATAGGATATTGATATAGCTTTCGGCGTGTTTGTGTATGTCGAGTGAAAATAGTTCAAATGTCATATATTATTCACCAGTTAA